GCGGCCGGCGCGAACGTACCCGGCGCCGTGACCATCGTCGGCGGGGCGAGCTCGGAAAACGCCGCGATGTCCCAGTTGAACGCGAGCAGCGCGGTGCTGTTGCCGCTTTGCGTCGGCAGCATCCAGAGCACGAGCTTGCGCGCCGGATCGACCATCGCGCAGATCCGCGGCGCATAGGTGCGCGCAAACAGCCCGAGGACGTACTGATCGACCTTGTTCATGCCGATCGGCTGCGTGCTCGTGCCATCGAAGGCATGCACGCCATCCTCGCCGATGAACAACGCCACCGTCTGGGAGTTTTTCACCGCGACACACACAATGCTGAACGGCGCCATGCAGCCGCGGCCCGGCACGGTGGGGATGAAGCGGAACACCAGCGGCGGCTGCGCGTATTCCATGCGGAATATGGCGGTATCGCAGAACACCGCGCCCGAGGCGCCGCCGACCGGGCCGACGATGCGCTGCACCCAGCCGCCGAGCGGCAGCACGTTGCGGTCGCTTTGCACCGCCGCCGCGGCCGCCGTGCCCGGCGTCGGCCATGACGTGTGATTGTTGTAGCCGGACCATTGCTCGCCGTTGGGATAGCGCGTGCCGGCTACGTCCAGGTCGCCGAGCACGACAAAGCCGGGCTCGATCACCGCGATGTGCCGGGCCTTCGGCGGGCTGCCGCCGAGGTTCGCGAAGGTGGCCGACACGTCGAGCTGGAACACCTGCACCGGATCGGAAAAGTTTGTTGCGATGACGTATTCGCCGAACTGGCAGAACTCCCAATGCCCTTCCGGCGCCGTGGTATATGCGGCCCCTGACACGTCGGTCCAGGTTGCCGCGGTGCTGAGCTTGTAGATGCCGGTTCGGGTTGCGGCGAAGATGCTGACATTGCCCGCCAGCGAGCGCGCGGCAAAGCTGCCGATGCAGCGATCCGGCAGCGCCGCCGAAAACACCTGCGGCGCCGGATAGGGGCCATAGCTGATGCTGCCGTCTTGCCCTTGCGTGCGCGGATAGCAGTTCTGCGCCGTGCCGAGCCCGCGCTGATAGCGCGGCCGATCCGGCGTCCACTCGGGGAAACTGACGAAGCGGCGCACCAGCGGCATGGCTAGGGGTTTCCGCTGTCGTTGCGCATCATGAGCGGCGCGCCGCTGAAGCGGTCGCGCTTGTCGCTCTTGATCAGCCCGGCCAGCGCGCCCGCGAACATCGGCCCGTATTTCGCCAGTTGCTCGTCGTCCTGGATGACGACCGCTGCCTCGATCAGCGAACCGTACAGATATAGCGCCGGGACATGCGTCATAAGCCAGTTCGTATCGGCATCCACCGTCGGCAGATCGAACGCCCGCCAATACAGCAGCTTCGCCGTGTAGGCGCTGTCGGGCGCCGGGCCGAACACGATATCGTCGCCTTCGATGGTGTAGACGCTGGGCTGCGCGGTGTTGCTGCTGCCGACGTACTTCGCCCAGAAATCCATCGGCGGCATGAAGCCGAGCGGCCGCACCGGCGAGCCGTCCAGGTACACGCGGCGCATCGCCAGGTAGCCGTCCGGCAGCGGCACGGCTTGCGCCGTCGTCGCCACGTCCGCAGCCGCCTCCATGGCGCGCACGCGCAACGGATCGCTGGGAAAGCGCGGATCATCGCTGCCGTAGTGGATGCGCGCATGCGCCAGCGTCACGAAATACTCGGTCTTGTACGCTGCCGTCAGGTCGCCCTGGCGGCTCAGGTAGTCGTCGATCGCCGTCTTGATCCCGCCAAGCGTGGTTAGCGCCATCAGATCACCTTCGCGATGCGCAAGTAACGCCACTCGGGATCGTCGAGCGCGCGGCGCTGCAGCCGCGTGTCCTTGATGATCTCAGGCCCGTAGCGCCTGGCCATCTCGAGCAGCACCACGGGCGTGATCGTCCCGACATGCTGCAGATCGCGCGATTTCGACCAGCCGCCGGTGTCCGCAGCCTCCTCGCGCGCCGCCGCAACCGCGGCATCGCCATCCTGGCGGTACTCGATCGCGAACTGGCGATCCGGCTCCGACCAGTGAAAGATCTCCTGCATCCCGTCGGGATGGACCTCGAGCATGCGGCGGAAGCTGCTCATGCGGCACCTGGCGGCTGGGGTGTCCCTTGATGCGGCACCGGCGGCTTGGCGGCCTTCAGGATGGTGACCTTGATCCACTGCACGACGCTCAGCCGCGCGTTCTTCGCGGCCTCCGTCACCAGCGCCTGTTCCTGATCGTTCAGCGGGATGTTGACGGCATCGGCCATTCTCATCACCCGGGAAAAATGCGCGCGCGGCTGGAGGGGCACCCGCGCGCGCGAGTGGCGACCGTTCAGCTCAGGTCCGCGACGATCCCGGACGACTTCTCGTTTCTCGCTTCCAGTGTGTATTCGCAGATGATCATGCCCTTCTCGGCGTCGCCGGTCGGCGCGAGATCCTTGGTCGACGGCTTGCGCAGATACGCCACCGCCCACATGTCGGGCTGGATCAGGTGGAGATCGCGTTCCCGCTGGAAGCGGTTCGGCACGACGGCGAGCGGCCCGAAATCGGTGTCATAGATCTCGAGGCTGGTGACCAGCTTCTTGTCGGATGTGTCCTGATAGCGCGTCGTGTTCGCGGTGAAGCCGCTGATCACCTGCTTGTTGATCGGGCCGCACATCATCTTTGTCGGCTTGCCGCCGTTCGTCCAGCAACTCGCCATCACCGTCTTGACCAGCGCCTCGGTGAGCGCGCGCTGCGTGCCGTCGCCGGCCGCCGCGGATGTGGTGCCATCGGCACCGGTAGCACCGCGGCTGTCGTTCGTCGCATACCAGCCGCACAATGGCCGCAACTGCCGCGCCACCGCGCTCGAGCCGGTGACCGGCGCCTGGTTGCCGCACAGGTCGAACTCCATGTCGCGGCGCAGTTCCTTGTTCTTGAGCACCATCTGATATGCCATCTCGCCTTCGCGGCCGGCCTTGTCGACGACTTCCTGCGTGCCGGACACGATCACCGTCTTGCGCGCGATCTGGCAGCGATTGTTGACGCGCACGGTCGGCGTGACGGCGGTGAACGCCGCTTCGTCGCCTTCCACCTGCGCGTTCTGCGCGGCGGCGGCGAGCGCCTGGGTCTGCCACTCGTGCAGCACCGCCTTCGATGTGGTCTTGTCGATCATGGCCTGAAACGGCGTCTCGACCGGATCGATATTGTAAATCATATCGACCAAGTCCTCGCGATTGCCGATCGCAGAGAACGTCAGGAAGGTATTGAGAACGATTGGCATGGCGCATCCCGGGGGCGCGCCATCGCGCGCCGTTTAGGATTGAGGGGTAGCCCTCAAGCGCTGCGCAATCAGGCTCGCGACAGTGCGAGCATTGCCGCTCTTGAGAGCCGCTTTCTTTGCAGCCTCAAAGCGCGCATCGGACCCGTTGCCCTCTTCCAGCACACCAGGACGCATCGTGCGCGTCGGCGTCGGAGCCTTTTTCTTGGCCTCGAGCGCCGCGCGTTCCGCCATCAGGTTGTCGTACAGCATGGCTTTGTGGGCCATCTGTATCGATGTCGGATCGACCACCTGCTCGATGAACTCCGGCCGGAAGCCGGCCTTGAGCAGGTAATTCGTCACCTCGGTATCGAACTTCGCAAAGCCCTTGTCGTCGAGGCCGAGGTTGGAACGCAATGTCTCGACCATGCGCGCCTTGTCCTGCTGCAGCGATTGCTGCCGCAGCTGGTGGCGCTGCTGGTTGATGGCATTGACGGTCTGGATGCGCGATTCGTATTCCTGCCGCTTGGCGACGTATTCGCCGGGCGCTTCCTTGGCGAGCTTGGTCCAATCGGTGCGCGCGCCCTCGGCAAGAATGGGATCGAAATTCTGGATGTGCTGGCTGAGGAACTCGAGCTGTTGCGCGGTTCGTTGCCGCTCGGCCGCGATCTGCGCAATCTCGGCTTCCGCCTGCTTGCGCTTTTCCGCGGCCTCGTTTTGCGTCCGGCGCACCGCCGCGCTGTCCTCGCTGTCGCGGTCGCGCAGGTACTCCTGCGTTTCGCGGTCGAGCTTGGACCAGTTCTGGCGTGCTTCCTTGGACCACGATCGCGGCGGCTCGAGTGGGGGCGGAGCGGGCTCCGGCCGGTCGGTCGCCTGGTCGTCGCCGGTAGCCTGCGTGTCCGCAGGGGCGGCGTCGTCGCCCTGCCCGTCTCTGGCAGCGGGGGGCGGCGAGCTCGGGGGGCTGTCGCCACCGGGCGCGCCCTCGTCCCCTGTCGCGGGGGGGCGCAGCCGCTCGGTGATGGCAGCCGCAATGGTTTGGGCGGATTGCCCAGGTTCAATCGTCGGTGTCTCGTCGGCCATGCTAGCGGGCGGCGTCCTGTGTCCGGGCCTTTTCGCGCGCATCGCGCTGGGCGAGGGCGACCTGGCCGTGGCGAACATACGCCAGGAACGAGCCGCGGAAGGTCATCAGGTTTTGCAGCAATAGCCACATCGTTTCACGCGCATCGGGGCTTTCTGCACGGCGCCATTGGGCGATGTATTCGGCCTCGAGGCCGGCGAACGCCTCCACGACCAGCGGATCGTCGAGGATCTGCTGGGCGTG